TATCATACGAATTGAATTAACTACACTGCAAATATAACATTTATTTTCTAATTATCAAATTATTTCACAAATTTTTTACGGTGTCCGAGCATGAAGTTATTGTGAATATACTGCATCTCTGATTTAGACAGCTTCTCAGAGTGCGCCAGCTCATGGCATCGACGACAGACACAACAAAGGTTATTTATATCATTTAGTTTATCCCCCAACCTACCATAAATATGATGAATATCTAAGCCGTTATTAATCGGGAATTGTCTTAAACAAGCCTCGCAATACCACACATCATCCATGCCTATGTCAAAGTATTGAAGATATATTTTAACGTGTTTCTGCATAGAACTTATCTAAGTTACCCGTGAACCCGCACATACGGCAGAAAGCCTTGTAGTCGCCCGTGAGCCGTTTTGCTTTGCTGGGAGGAATTAGTACAACATCCTCGCTGTGACACTTCGGACATTTAGGCTGGGGATCTTCAATTAGTTTCTTCATTTTCATAATCTTCTACATCAAAATAATGTCTGCACGAGGGGCATCCGCAGTCACAAACTGAATCGGCCTCCTCCTCGGTTAGTATCTCGCCACAAAAAGGGCAGGTGTAAGTCATCACATAAAATTTATCAACTGTTTCTCTATGGTCTCTTTATCGCTCCCGATGTCATCTATTACCTTATCCAGCACCCTCGAATATAACTCCTCAAATTCATCCTGCGACATACTCGCAAAGGATATTGAATGAGGGTCGTAATATATTCCTTTCGGAGTCTGGTATGCCGTAAAGAATCCGGCCTTTACAATCATGTATTTTCGATAGGTATCAAATGGCATTTCGAGCGAAGTATTCTCATGCCCGATATTGAGCATGGCGTAGAACTTGCGATGGAATCCTACATTACGGGGATTAGTGACCTCACAGACATAATCATGCCCTAACTTCAACTTGCGCTTTTCGTCGAAGTCGGAAGGGTAAAGAGGCACTAACCCCGAAATAGTATTACGGCAAAGTAGTTTCATTAATATGGTATTTCGTCGTCTGGTATCTCATCGTAATTAGCAACATTGCCGGGCAAGTCATTAATATTAGACATTGCCTTTTGAGGCTTTGGTTCCTCTGGTTTGTTCCCCGTGAAGTGCATATGCTGGCCTATGATTTCAGTCACATAAACCGTCTGCCCTTGCTTATTTTCATAACTCCGGTAACTAATCTCACCCTCGATAATAAGTTGAGAGCCTTTTGTAACATACTTTTGAGCCAGTTCGGCGAGTTTCCCCCAGAGAATTATGTTGTGCCATTCAGTTCTGGTTTCTTTTTCTCCTGATGCTTTGGTAAAAGTCTTATTGGTGGCCAGAGAAAATTTTGCAACTTTATTTTCTCCTATTGTCTTTATTTCGGGATCACCTCCTACATTTCCGTGTCCAATCCATTTATTCATCGTATTTATAGTTTTGGTATTTTTCTAATTTCTCTTTTACTTCGATAATAAGTTTATCTAATCTCTGTTCAAATAATTCAAATAATTCCGGTTCTGGCAGTACCTGAATAATAAATGGTTTCATATCCGGGACATAACTCATGAAATGGCAATACCTTAATCCCGTAACAAATAATTGACCCTGTACCTGGTATCTGTATTCAGAAGGCAATGAACCCCTTTCAATATATTCGAAGTGAGTTTTTGCCAATGGACATTTGATTTCTAATATGCCTTCATCTGGTAAAATACCATCAGGAGAAATGCCAGTCCATTCATGATACTTGTGTTCTTCATCAGGTATTATAAAACCCACCTGTTTAACGGATATATTTAAAAGTGCTTCATATTCAGATCTGGCCTCCGGCTCCATTTCAATGCCATATTCCATAGCTGCCGAAACATAGGTTTCTTCGGATTTGCCCGTAATAATCTCACAAACTATATTTGTTACCAAATCCTTATATGAATCTGTGGTTTCCTTAGATACCAGGTTTTTAAATCTGGTTCCCGTAATCCTTCCGCACCTTGCCTGATACCAAGCCTCAGACCTTTGCTCACAGTTAAATATAATCATGATTCAAGTGATTTATCCATTTCAACCATAAGTTCAAATAAAACCCATGCGTATTCAGAAAGTTCTTCCCTTTGTAATCTGCCCGAGACAACCAAGTCCTTTGCATAACTGACAGCAAAACCTGAATACCTGGATTGCTCCTTTTTAAGAGCTTTGCCAAAATTAGACTGTTTATTTGGATTTAAAGGTTTAATGACAATATATTCCTTTAAATTATTCTGCTTATCAGTATATGTTTTAATTTCCTCTGTAAACTCAGCCTCTTCGCCGGGAATAAACTTTTTCTGGTCTTGGCTCTTGGAATTATAAACGGCAACTATGTTATCATATTTGACATGGTAAGAATACATTTTGCCAAACTTGGTATCAAATTCTTTTGAGAACTTAACCTCTGTTATCAGTGCCTTCATTGCTTATAGTTTTTAAGGTTTCTACATTGGCAGAATTTATTTTTATCTGCATTTTGATTAGGTCGTTGAGAAATTTAACTTGCCGTTCCAGTTGATTGACACGCATCTCTAAATTGGTGATCCGGTTCGTATCAGCTAATTGTTGAAATAAATTATCGTACATGGTTTTAAATTATTTCAAATGAATAATAATTTTTAATTCCATCATCCCTGCATGAATGTGTAATTTGTTCGACAAGCAGATTAACCCTGCCATCAAAATTATGTTGTCTGTCTTTATGATCGATTTGAGGCCGAATTATCTGATAATTCTTTTTATCCTCTGTAAAATAAATAATAATTGTCATTGATTTATAAGGTTTTTTAATGTTGACTTTTTAATGTACAATATTCGGCCACTGACCATTACCTTGACTTGGTTTCTCATAATTGCCTTCTCAAGCTTCCGCTCCGAGATACTAAAATCCTGGAGGTAAATGACCGCTTCGTTAAATGTTATCCACATTATTTGTTGTCTCTAAAGAAGTGATAAATATAACGGACCGACTCAATGAACTGCCAGACCAAAAAAAGTGTGGCAATAATGGCTGTCGTATAAGCCAGGATTTTAATAATGTTTTCTGCTGTTTCCATGATGTGATTTATTTAGTTTTCTTTGACAAATATACAATATATCTGATATTTACAATATAAATTCACGATTATTTTAGTCAAAACGTACACATAGTTTAATTGTGTAGACGAACAGGCATATATAAACGACAAACGTTTCTGTTATATATGTTACGAAATTAGTACTCAAAGTACCAATATTTATACATTTTTGTTGAATAATAGAAATATTTATTATCCATGTATATGCAGTTAACATATAATAGGAGGATATTTAATGTATGTCAGGAATTTTACCTCAAAGTATTATATATGATACTTTTATTAATTTATATGCAGATTAATGCTTATTTATGCAAATATAGTATCATATATGCGTTTTTATTAATCATTATTTTTGTTGAATAATAGAAATATGTTTATACCGGATGGTATTATACTAATTAGTAAAATGTATTTTACAATTTGGTGCGTTTTTGTAAAATGTATTTAAACTTATGGAAAATATTTGCACTTATTACCTCTATACTGGAAGATATTTATACTTATTATTTATTAATGGAAAATATTTGCAATAAAAAGAGGCCGGAATAACCGACCTCCATGAGCCAATTATGAGCCAATTAGAATGTATATTTCAGACCAAACAGCAAACTCACAGGAAAATAATCACTATCCTTGAAATACTTTGGCGTGACGTTAATACCCGCTTGTAAAAGTTCCAGCGCAGAAACTGTCAGAGCCAATGAAATAGGTGCATCGGATTCCTGAACAGGAGTAAGCACAAAAGCATTTAATGAGAAATTATTATAAATACTCCCATCCATCAGTGTTTTGTAGTGTGCATAAGAAATGCCCCCTCCGGTCTTTATAAGCCCTTTCTGGACCAGTTTGTTCTCGGTGGTGTTATATAACGTTTCCATGCCAGAGATGCCCACAGCGAAGCGCAGGAGCCAAATACCGTTAAGATTCCTGTCTGCCGTCCACTCGTCAAAGTCCCGGGTAAAATATGGATGCTGGCTGACAGGCTGAAAAATACTCTGCGCTCCGATATTTATCGTAACGAAGATTACCGTAACCAGCAACAGGATTTTCTTCATTCCGTACTTGGCTTAAAGAAGATCCCGATCAGTGCCACGACGCCTGCGATAACCGAACTAACGGCTGTCACGGTTGATGTTGCAATCGGTAATCCTTCGGCTGACTGCTCCGGTGTAACTACGCCGAAAGCGACTAAGATAGTGAATAACAGACCAAGAATTGAAACGGCTGTTTGTACCCACCCACTTGAATACTCTCTTTTTGTTCTTAATTTCATGTTTTTAATTTTTTAAAATTACTATTAAGATGCTTCCTTTAATTTCCAAATAAATCCACCAGCTGTTTTGCGTTTACCTCTGATGCATTTCCATATATTCTGAAACAATATTCCAGTTATGTTATTAGCATCATGCATTGAATCGAAATCCCTTAAATATTTACCTGTTTTATCGTATTGGGATATTGGTTTCTTATTGCATTTAACAACAAGCCCTTTTGTTCCTTTATTCCAAACGACACCAGTTCGGGGATGATTCCATTTATATTTTTTCCCCTTATTAGTATTAACTTGAAATTTCCTTTTTTGTCTTATTTTTTCTTTTACTTCTTCGGGCGTAACTCTACCCATTGAGCTTCCCGCAACTGGACAAATATTAAACCACGGCTTATATGAATCAATGAAATATTGTTCGGTTTTTATTAAATCATACTTATCACATCCAAGTAAAATTGTAAAAATTAAATCACTTTGACCATATTTATTATAATGATTTTGTAATTTATTATTTGGATGTATGTTTAGTCTTAATTTACGTAAATGCTCATTCCATCGCCTACATATATTCACGGCGCTTCCAATGTATGTTCTTTCGGGTTTTATAATAGACTGTATTTTATATATTGCTGATGTTTTCATTAGTTGCTCGAATAATCTTTAACATTTCTTGCTTTCATAATTTTTTTTGTTTGCAATTTAAAAAATATATTAATAAGGTGTAAATAAAATTATTAACAATTATTTTATCTCATGTAAT